CATCCGCGAGTAGTTAGCGCCAGACAACTCGACCAACGTATCTTGACCAGCGCTGAGAGGGTCTTTGCTGATGACGAGATACGAAGCGGCTGCCGCGTTGCCGTCAACAAACACCAAGTCACCCGTGCCGCGGGATTCAACCCATCGCCCGGCTGTCGGATCGTAAGCCTCAAATGCTTCGCGGAACTTGCCGCTGATGTTGCCCGCGACCGAGACCACTTCGGCAAAGGTGCCGTCGTTTCGGTCAACGTTCATCCGGTTGACTTGATCCCGGCTCTTGATCAGGTTCGACATGGTGTTACTCGCTCGCGGCCATGGCCGCATTGATCTTGGCTAGCAGGGTGTCATCGCTCCAGCGCTTGTCAACCTTGATGCCCAGCTTCTCGGCCTGCTCCAGCATTTCATCGCGCGTCGGCGGGGCTTCGTCGGCCAAAGCCTCGGCCGGAGCTTCGGCCAGACCCACAGCCACGAGAAAGTCGGTATGCCAGCCTTCGGCCAGCGCATCCGCCAGCGCTTCAGGCTCCACGCCCTTGCAATCGTAGGTCTTGCCGGGCGGGCCAAAGTGCGGACCGGGGGAGCGATAGACAGCGATCACTTCTTGCCCTTCGGCGCTTTGCCAGGCTTGCCGGCTTTCATGGCAGCCGTGCGGGCCGTGTTCAGTGCAATGGCGACGGCTTGCTTTTGGGGCTTGCCAGCCTTCATCTCTTTCGAGACGTTCTTAGAAATGGACTTTTGCGAATAGCCCTTGGTCAGCGGCATGGTTCACTCCATGAAAAAGGCGGGCGGTAGCTGCTCACCACCACCCGCCTATTCTGCACGAGGCCAATCAGGCCACGCGGTAGGTCACGAAGGTATCGGCCGCTGTTTTGCGGGTGCGGAACCGCGCGGCAGAACCAGACGTTGCCGCCGTGGCGCCAGAACCCACGAGCGTATGGCTCGGGGAGTTTTGCGTCACGGTCAGGGCGAACGCGGCCAAGGTGATCAGCGACCAGTCAATGGAGTCGTTGACAGCGAACTCGCTGGCAAGATCCATCGTCGCACCCAGCGGAAGCTGGATGTTACGCGCCGCCGTCGGGGTCGCCGTCACGATTCCCGACAGCAGGCTGGCCGGGGTGAACGCCATCGAGCCACCGTCGGCGATGTTGGTCTGGGCATCCTGGAACTGCGAATTCAGGCGGCCTTGCTGCACAGCAGGCGAAGTCCCGACTTCGTAGAACACAGGGAAACCGCCGACCGACGCGATGGTGATGGTCGCACCCGACGCATACGGTCCGAAAACCGCCTGCCCGCTGGTGACCGTGCCCAGCAGCGTGGTCTGATCGGGGTAGTTCGGGAACCCGAGGACTCGGGAAACCTGCGCCTGACCTTGGCAGAAAACCGCCACGGATTCATTTGCAGGGACGGTGACGAGCGCGAGCCCGTTAGCGAGAACCACATTCGACATGATCGTGTCCTTTCGTGATCAGGGCTGCGCGAACATCACGATGCCGGTCATTTCCGGCTGCTTGTTCACCACGCCGTAGAGCGTGTCAAGCCGGTACTTCGTGCGCATCGTGTTGATGTCGTACTGCTTCGTCATCACCAGTTCAATGCCCTGGTCCGTCGAAGCACGCATCACAGCGGCGCCAGCATCGCTCGGCACCGCATAGCGGCCCGGCAGCAACTCGATGGCGTCCTTGTGCCAGAATGGGTTCATGAAGCCCGCAGCGGTGTTCAGGAACGTGATGGGCGCCGTTGCGCTCTGGGTCGTCACGACGCAGTTTTGGTACTGCGCTTCAGCATCCGATCCGCCCTGGTTGGAGATGATCGGCGGGCTGATGACGAGGGTCGTGCCGCTCGGCACTGCCACGACTCGGAACGGCTTCAGGATGCCCGTGCTCTGCTTCGTGATCAGGTGCACCTGGAACACGTTGCCGATGGTGAAGGCATCGCCCGGCTGGATGTTGGCCGTACCGTTGACCGTGATGGTCTGGTAACGGTTATCCACGTTGGACGTTTCGCCGGTAGCGGAAACCGTGGTCGCCTTCGGAACCCAGTAGTTACCCGCAGCGGTGAGCGTGCTCATTTGCACGCCAGCGCCACCAGCAGCCGCAGCCTTGCGCAGACCGTAGTCCATCTTGTACGTCTCGAACGAGGCAATCTGCCCCACGAACGCACGGCGCAGGGCGCTGTCGCTAATGTCGTTGCCGAAGCTGCGGGTGCTCTTCGCCAGGTCAGACGCCATGCCGTTGTAGTCGCGGGTCGAAAGCGCCAGGTATCGGCTGTCCTGCTGAACGCCACGCTCGTTCATGGCCGCTTCGATTTCTGCCACGTCGTCGAAGCCCGAGGCAGCGGCGGTGCGCTTCACGAAGATCGTTCCCTGCAGGGCGGCGACGTTCATCACCGACACGTTGATGTCGCTGGCGAGCTTTTGCTTCGCAGCGTCACCGAGCCGGCCCTCTTGCAGAGAGTCGCGCAGTTCAGTCGCGGTCATGACCCACGGCACCGAGCGCCCGAAGCCGATGGTGGCCGGCACGGTAAGCTGGGTGTAGGCGTCGAAGTTCGCCGTCATGTCAGTGCCGCTGTAGGACACCGAGATGTAAGGCTGCGGACGCCAGAGGATGTTGTTCGTGCGCTCCATCATCGTCTGATCGGTGTTGAAAACCGCGACGTTGCGAGACAGCACCAGCGCATCTTGAAAGCCTTCGAGCAGGTTCTCGAAAGCGATGCGCTCTTCCTTGGAAAACGAGTTAGACATTGTTGGCCCCTTGATGAGTTACGGATGACCCCGCCTAGCGGGTTGCCTTCAGTTACTCACGCATCAGAGCCGCGTGGCCGCTCTACAGGTCTGCTCTGCCATTTGTGGCTGGCGAAACCATGCAGACGGGCCGAATATACACCATCCGGCCCGCGTTGCAATACCTAGCGTTTCTTGGCCTTAAGCTGCTGCTTGTAGCGGATCACTTGCGTCATGTCGCCGGTCTTTGCAGCCTGTTCGCGCAGCCGCTCCAGCGTGGCATCGGCGGTACCGCTGACGGGAGCAGTGCCAACTGGAACGGAACGCTCGGGGGCCGGGGGTTTCGCGCGGGGGACGATCTTCAATTGAGACTCCAGTTTCGCAACGGCGAACGCAAACCGCACAGGGTCTGCGATAGCTGCCAGTTCCTTGGCCTTCTTCGGATTCTTCCCGAGGGCGTAGACCACCATGGCAGGGTTATCCGCACCATGCAGCATGACGCCCTGCTGCGTTTGGTTGAACGCCTCCAAGACCACCGCCTCGGCGTCGTCGAAGTCCCGCACCTTCAGGTCGGCCTTGGCCTTGCCGTAGGTGTCTAGCCGGCTTTTCCACGCCCGCTCGGCCTCTTCCGCCTGGGCCTTAGCCTGAGCCTCAATCTTCGAGTGCTCGTCGCGCTGGCGATACCACGCTTCTAGGGATCGCTCATAGCGTTCGGTGTCGTAGTCGTGCTGCTCAAGCGTCGGCTTAGGCCCGAGGGCCTGCGGCTTCGGAGCTACCTGTTCGCGGGCCTCGTACTCGCGCACCTTGCGCTGTAGCTCGCGGTGTTGTTTGCGAAGGTCGCGCACCCACTCTGGGGCTTTTTCGTGCTCTTCCTCGGCCGGTGTTTCGTCACCGATAGCGACGGTGATTTCCTCAGGCTCGGCTGGCGTATCGGGCGCTTCGGGCTCTACAGCTTCCGGCTCTGCTGGTTCTACAGCCTCAGGCGTCTCGATTTCCTCTTCAGTGGGCGTGTCTACGTCTTGCATGGGTTTCCTCTCGCGCATTGACGGCTGCGCGGTTGCCGTGGCATCACTTGACGCCGATTTCGCTAAGGGTCTGCGCGGCCCTTGCATCAGACAGGCGCGCGTCAGACTGCGCCTTTTCGGCCTTCGCCATCGCCTCGGTAGCTGCGGCGCGCATCAGTTCCGCGTTCGGGTCAGGCTGCGCCTTAGCCTGTTGCATGGCCTCGGCCTCTGCGTCCGTGGGCTTGAGCACGCCCAGCATCACCAGTTGTTTGCGGAAGTGCTCGTTGATGTCCTGCAACCCTTGGCCTTCCATGTTCATCAGCGCCGCAGCCTGCAGAATCTTCTGCGTCTCGGGGTCTTGCGACAGCGCCATCATCTGCGTCAGCGCCCTGACTGTAGCCGCGCGTTTGCTGCTGCTGCTGGGGCCGACCTCCACCGCGACGTCGTATTGCGCCTCGGACAGGTCATTCTCGTATTCAATCTCGCCCTCTTCGCCCACGATGGGGCGCATGAGTTCGACCGTGCTGGCCTGGCCCTGCGCGCCGATGCCCTTCATCTTTCGGCCGGGCTCGACGTAAAGCTCGCGGGCCATGCCTAGCCACACCTCGCCGCATCGGCGGATGGCTTTGGCGAAGTTGGACATGTAGATGTACGTCTGCATGTCCAGCCGCTGCTGCACCATCTCAACGGCCTTACCCGACACATTGGCGACGATCTTGTCGCCTTGCTCTTGGTTGCCGAGTACATCCTTGATGTCCTGCTCCACGATCTGCAGCAGGGCGGCCATCGCGGGCGGGATTTGCGGGCTCTTGGTGTAGGCAACAGGCCCGCCGGGCTGCTGTGAGCCATCCGGGCCGGTCAGGGGATTGATGAGCAGATACGGGTACTGCTTGACGTTGTCCTCTGCCCACATCATCTGGTGGCCGGCGATCTGCTCGGGCAACAGAATCGGCTTCTCAACGCTGGATAGCGCGCTGATTTCTGCCAACTTGCTGCGCTGCATGTTCGCCAGACGCTGCGCGTCCTTTGCGAGCCTGACGTGGCCCATACACCTCTCGATGTTGTCCACGAACCACCGCTTGCCATAGGTGACGATGATGGGGATATGCCGGCCGGCGACGTATCCGCAGTCCTCCAGCACCTTGGACCCGCTCAGGATGTATTTGCGCACCTTGCGCACCTTGATGCGCTTCTCGCCCACCTGGCGCGAGCCAATGGCCTCAAGCTGGGCGATTGTCTCGTCGTCTAGCTCGCTCTCGCGGTACCGCTCTTCCTCGCCGTCCAGGCCCTGGTAGATGCGGACCGTCTCTGACCGCTCCTCGACGCGGTAATACTCGGCCACGTAGACGACATCCGGCGTCGCCCAGTCGAATTCGTGCTGGTGGATTTCCTTCGGCCAGCTAGACGGGTCATCGCCCCATGCCTCGATATAGGCATCGTGCGTCATGCTCGTAAGCACGAAGCACCGCTTGGCGTCGCCCTTGTCTTGGCGCTTGGCCTGCAGGTCGAAAAAGACAGACGAATCCGCGTCAAAGATCGGCTCGATCTTGATGCGCTGCCGCTCGTCCTCGTCGTCCTCTTCGCTCTCGTACACCGCTCGCAAGCGCCACGCGCCGATACCGCCGCCGACGGACTCCTCGAAAGCGTTGTCGTAGGCTTCCTCGGCGCTCGAATCCTGCTCGTCTGCCCGGTATAGGTCATCACACGCATCGGCTAGGGAGTCGTACTCCGCGCCTTCCTTTGACACGAAGTCAACCGTGACCCGGTTTGCGCGATACTCGGAAAAGATGCGTTGGACCGCAAGCGCGATCTTGTTCACCTCCATCTTCGGCTTGTTCTCGAACTGCGCACCGAGCGGGCCTTCCCACTGCGCACCGGCCAGCGAGTAGAACCGCCGATCCTGCAGACACTGCAGCCGCTCATCGCGCACGGCGCTCTGAATGGCGTCGAATTCCCGCATCGCCTCGGCGTGAATGCGGTTAAGTCGCTGCTCGATGGATTCGCGGGCCATTGGTAGATTCCCTATTGCGCGTGGTGGCCGATTATGCTACCGGCTCCAATGGTGCGCCATAGGCAGCGGCGCGGCGGCTACCACCTTGGCCGGTGCGGTCACGGCCGGGAATAGCGCAGTCAGGCCCCAGATAAGCGCGTCGGCCCTGTTCGGGCTGCGTGAGCCGGTGAATCCTGACGTGCTGAAGCCCGATAGCTCGTCCTCAAGCTCTGGGAACATGCCGACGTGCCTTACCTTGCCCTGCTCGTACAGGGCGGAACATGGCTCGGCGCGCACAGCCTTACCTCGGCTGGCCGTCACGGCACGGAACGGCGTCCGGGGCCTAGCCGTCTCGATCACTTGGCGCACCATCGCCCCGCCGAAGTTGGTTTCGGCCACCACGCAGTCGGCTTTGTGCCGGTCAAATGCGGTAGTCGCCACCTTGCCCCATGTCGCCGGGCCAGCCTTTACCGTCAAGTCCTCAAGGACGTAGCACGCGCCGTCGGTGCCTAGACCCACCACGACAATGCCGATGGCGTCGTTGTCCGACGATGCCTCGTCATCCGCCCCGCTCGGGTCAACCGCGACCACGACCCGCACTAGGTCAGGCACGCGGCCATCTAGCACGCGCCATCGGTCGATATGCTCTTCCGGGAACAGGGCGTTCGGGTTCGCGTCCGAGAATCGCCCCTCAAGGAATCGCGCCCTCATCCTGGCCGGCAAAGATTCCAGCATGCGCAGGTACTCAGGCGATAGGTTCGCTGAGTTGTCGGCCGGGTTGATGCTGAACGCCTCGTAATCCTCCGGCCTGGGCAGACCTAGCCGGGTTTCCGGGTCGCGCTTTTCGACAAAGCGCCGATAGGTCCAATGCGTCTTAGACGGCGGATTGCAGTCATAGTAGGCCCGTAGCCTGAGCGGCTGCGGCTCTGCGCCCTCGACCTGCTGTGTGGCTTTCTGCGCCAGCCGGGTAAGCGCCGTGTCAACGCTGGTCAGCGGGATCTGGCTGCACTCGTTGAAGTAGAGCGTGGCGAATTCCTGGCCGAGAATCTTCTCGGTGCGGTCTTTGTCGTCCAGGCCGGCAAACCATATCTGAGAGCCCCCAGGCAGACTGGCGTATCCGTCCTGCTGGTGTACCTGATACTCGACGCCCGCAAAGGCGGTACGCATCACCTTCGGGAACGTGTCCAGAATCACCGATGCCCTCAGGTGGTTATAGCGGAACCTGAAGATCGCGTGCCGGCTGTTCGGCGCCTTGAGAGCCCGCATCACCACGTTACGGGTGAGCAGGAACGTCTTACCGCTGCGGCTGCCCCCGAATAGCATGCAGTGCGTAGCCGGCCCGGCTAGCACCCTCTGCGCCTGCTGCTGCCGCTCGGTGAGGGCGAACGTCACAGGCTACGGTCGTCCGGACCGGCAACGATCCGCACCGGGCCGCCACCGTCGCCTACATGCTCCATGCGCGACAGCTTAGGCGCGGCGTACTCGGCCAGCTTCGCCATGAGGTCTAGCGCGCGGGCTGGATCGGCGGGTTTTTGTCCGACTCCCTCAGCCACCTGCTGCAGCCAAACCTGCACATTTGCAGCATTCGCCTCTAGTAGCTGGCGCACCGTGTCCCTGAACTCGGTCGTGGAGCGGTTTGGCACTCCCTTTTTGCGGCCTGGACCGGGTGTTCCATCGCCAACCTTGCGTTTTTGCAAAGTCTGTTTATCGGCGTCGCTCATTCCTGCATTGTCGCCCTTTTGGCTTTTTTTGTCCAGAAAGCAAAAAGCCCCCGGTCAGGGGGCCTTCTGTGTGTGAGTGGCTACTTACATGCGACCCCAAATTAGGTCTTTGGCGAGGTCGGTTGCTGCATAGCGGCGGTTAGCGCTCATGTAAGACGATGCTGTCGGGGTTCTTGAGGCCGATCTGAGCGGCGCGCCGCCGGGCCGCCTCGATGTCGGGCGCCACCACGACGGCAGACGACCGGCCTTGGATGACGCGCCAGCGGCGCGCGGCGGCTGTGAAAATCTGGTGCATGTTTTGAGCTCCGGGTCTGTGTGTTGCGATGTAGCTACTATGCCAGACGCCTAAACCTTTGGCATCGGGACAAACCCTACCATCGCGCATCTTCTTCCGGCACCTGGCCATGCAGGTATCGGCTCGGCAGCTTGGTGCAAAGGCTGCGGGCCACGCTCACAGGCGGGCTCGGGAAAGGCCAGCCCGGCTTGATCACGGCTATCCGCAGCGTGTCGCGCGTCGCGCCGATTTCGATGCCCTCGTGTCCCCCGGGCAACTGCCACCTGTCCCCGTTCATCGGCAGACCGTCACCCACTCATGCCGGCCGAGGTGCGGCTGGAATACCGGCACCTTGCGGCATGCTGTGGTCCCGATGGGCGGGATTGTCAACGGTGGCAGCGGCTGGATTGACGGCGGCACCAGCGGGCAAATCTGCGGCGCGCACAGAGGGGGGAGGTCCAGCGTGCTACGGCACAGGGGCTGCACCGCGCCATTGACGCAGCGGCAGACGCATTGGGCGTGGGCGCTGGTGCTGGCCAGCAGGGCTAGGGCGATGAGGATGCGGCGCATGGTGACTCCAAAACTTTCAGCTTACAGACAAAAACGCGAGCGTAGGCGGGCGCGCTCACTTTTCCATCGGTGAAAACCCTATCTCCACCGCCCACGGCCCCCGGCGCTGCTCGTAGACGTAACGAACCCGCTCGCGGTCCCGGTCGTCTACGCCTAGCCACGCTGCCACTGAATCTCGAATTGCCTTTAGGCTGCCAGCGAGATTATCGTCATCCAGGCCGTTGCTCGGGGCGATGCGGGTCAGGATCACCCTGCACGGTAGCTCGGGCTTGACCTGGCTCTGCAGCAGCCACGCGGCGGCCTCTTTCTCGGCCTTGACCCGGCGGGCGCGGGCGAAGTGATGCTCGCGGGAGTTTTGCCCTCGCTCGGTGCGGATGGGAACGACTATCACCAGGCCTCCCGGTATGCCATCAGGGCGTCGCGCAGCTTGTCGCGATCGTCGGTGCCGAAGTGCGCCTCCAGCCGCTGCCGTACCCGGTGCGCGAGGCTTTGCGATATCCCCATGGCCTGCCCGGTTTGAGCTAGCGTCTTGCCCATTAGCAGGCAGTCGGCTACCCCGCAGGCTAAGGCGTGCCAGTGTTCGCGCTGTCGGCCGGCTCTGTTCATGGCTTCTGCGCGTAGCCTGGGCAGTGTTGTTTCAACTCGGCCAGCGCCCGGCTGATTTCCGCGCTCCACAGGGCTGCGCGCTGGTGGTTGTTGCACCGCAGCGGCCGGTAGTGCTGGCATGTCGTGCAGGTCACGCGCGGGTCAGTGTCGAGTTTGTTTTCTTCCATCTTCAAGCTCCAGTGCTTCCGATGCCCGTTTCCCGATCATCACCGGGCGGCCGGTCAGCAGCCCAGCGCCAGCGTTCGCCTGCTCGTGCATGCCCACCAGCCGGTCAGCGTGCGCCTCGTCAGGGCGCGAACTGTAGGCGCGGAATAGCTCGCAAAAACGGCGCTGCAGGAACGGCAGTTCATCCATCGGCGCTTGGCAGATAGCCGGCCAGCCGCCCATGTCCACGATAGCCGAGTGAATGGCCTTGTCCCCGAAGTCAGGCGACCCATACATGCCGACGCTGCCGATAGCCCGGTGGACAGTGCCCCATGCGACTAGGCTGCGGTCGGTATGGGTGCCGTGCAGGGCCTTGACGATATCCGCAGGCATGGGCGGGAATCGGCCGCGCTCCGGGTCCATCGCATGCGTCGTCAGGGCTTTGGATACCTGCTCCATGCTGTAACCCTTGCACGCCTCCCACCAGACAGTGAGCGCGAACTCACTTAGATCCTGTTTCCAGAATGCCAGCGCCGAGGTCAACGTAGCCTCAAAACGCTCCATGTCCTGCTCAGTCATGCGCCTTCCCCTTCATGCTTTCCAGCCAACGACGGCCAACTTCCCGATTGCGCGCCTCTAGCGCCTCCTGCTTATTGAAGTTGGCACCCCCCGGCCTGGCGGAGCTAGTCAGCAGCCACTCGGCCTTGAACCCGGCCCAGCCTTCAGCGGCAGCCCGGCCGATAGCCTGCGCTAGCGTCATCCCGGCTTTGTCCGCTTCGGACTGCACGCCAGCCAAAGCGGCGCTCGTCAGGGGCAGGCGTTTGGCTTTCCGGGCAGCTAGCCAGCTAGCGGCGTCGGCTTCTTCCACGCCCATGGATGTGAGGTCCGACACAGACACCAGCGCCGCAGGCGCGTTTGTCTTTCTTTTCTTCCCTCCTTCTTTTGCTTCTTCTTCTGCTTCTGTCTCCTTCTTAGGTTGATTCTGTTGAGCGTGTTGAGTTTGTGTTGAGGTGGTTGAGTCGCTTGAGGCTGCTGCGGCCTTCGTTGAGCGTTTGTTGCGCCAGTATTCGCGGTGATACTCGCGGCGGTCCTCCTCGCGCTTTAGCTCGCGATAGTGCTTGTAGTTGACGATGTGCCAGCCCCATGATCGGCCTTCGGACAGTGGCAGGATGCGCCGCCCGCCCTCTGTCGGCGTCCGACTCTCAGGGTCCGCCTCCAGCAGCGCCACAATGCCAGCTTCGATGATTTCTAGCGGGATGGTGGTCCTGCGCGCGATGGCTGCGGCTGTCATGTCCACGTTTCCATCCGGGTCGGCCAAAACCAGAAGCTGCTGAAACGTGACCAGCGCCTGCCACGGGCCACGGGTGCAGAGCGTGCCATCGTAGATTTGCGCGAATACTTTAGCGTACATGTCCGACCCTGCCGGTCTTGAGTCTCAACATTTTAGCACGATCTAGGGGTTAACCACGCGCCACGTCGTCAGATCGCTCCCGCCTACCCGCTTCGTGCCCTTCGTCAGCATCAATTCAGGCATCAGGCGCAGCGTCTCGACAACGCGCTTTTGGGGGCTCGTTGACAGGCCCAGGCTGTGCATCTCCGCGTAGGTCATCGGGCGGCGCTTAAGGGCTTCAAAGATTAGGCGGCCCTGGGTTCTTGCGGTTCATGCGGCTTCCTTTGCGGGTTGTTCGCGGTCCAGCTCTTCCAAGTCAAACAAGCTGGGCATGCTGACCTGCTTTTCGGCAGACTTGAGGTAGTGGACTTGATCCATGAAATAGCCCGGGTTCAGCTCGCTCCCGCCACCACGGCGGCCCTTGATGATTGCCCTATAGGGCACGGTTCCGAGTCCGCAGAATGGGTCATAGACCAGTTCTCCCGGGTTGCTGTATCGCTCAATCAGCCGGTCCACGATGTCAAACTGCAGCGGGCAAACATGCTTCTCGACGGCCCGGCGCGACTGCTCGCTATTGAGCGTCAGCATGCGCGTAACGTCGTGCCAAACGTCCGGATGATGCGATCCTGGCGCAAGGCTCATAAACGTTGAAGGCAACGCGCCGCGCGCCTCCAACTCTTCACCGATGCGGACGTGGAATTCGTAGTCATAGACCGACTGCAGGCTGTACTGCGTGAACAGGCTGGCCAGCTTGTCAGGTCCAAGACCGGCCAGATCCTCGGCGGTAATCTGGCGGTTTCCGCTGCTGCGCCAGAATGCGTGCGCGTCCACTTGCCAGTGTGCGCGGGTATATTCCGCTTTTGACTTCACAACCGGCACGTCAGCATATCCGCGCGAGCGATCCGTCTGCGGCTTGCGGAACAGGACGACATACTCCGGTGAGCCTACGCCCATCTTCGTGCCGTCCTTGCACTGCTCAGACCAGCCGAGGCGATAGGTCTGGTTATTCTCACGAACCACATCGGTAACCACGGTGATTAGCCCCATGTAGTCGAAACCATGCTTTCGACCGTGCATGATGGCCTCGCAGTGGAACGGGCTGACAGTCGGAGCACCGGCCCCTGTGACGTTGCCAAACAAGATGCGGTCTTTGACGTGGCATGCGTAGACGCGGCCAGGCTTCAAGATGCGCAGCAGTTCGGGCGTCAGGTGATCCATCTGCTCCCAGAAATGGTCGTTGTTTTCCGTGTGTCCGAAGTCGTTATAGCTCGGGCTGTATTCGTAGTGATTCGCGAACGGGATTGACGTCACGATCAAGTCGACGTGGTTCTCAGGCTTGATCTTGGCCTCTTCCACGCAATCATTGTTTGCCACGCTGAACAGTTCGCCAGTGACTTCGATCCGCTCCACGCCGATGGAGCGCGCTAGCGTTTCCTGCATGGCCAACTGATTCAAACCGTACCGCTTGATGATGTCGCTCATGTTCTTAACCAGTTCCTCATGTTGCGCCCATTTGGCTTGAAGGGTTCGCAAAACCTCGCGCTCGGCTTCGCTGTAGATGATGTCGATTCGCACCGGGTGCGGCTGCTGGAATCTCTGAACGCGGTGTATCGCTTGTATGAAATCGTTGAACTTGAACCCGATGCCCGCAAAGATTTCCCGATGGCAGTGCCGCTGAAAATTACAGCCGCTGCCAGCGATTACCGGCTTTGTCGAAAGCACGCGGAATTTCCCATCGCCAAAGTCAACGATGCGCCGTTCGCGCTCTTCCAGGTCTTGACTGCCCCAAACGCTGACGGCTTCAGGAATGGCCGCCTGCAGAGCATGCCGCTCAGTTTCTAGGTCGTGCCAGATAACAAAGTGATCTTCCGGCGCTTCGGCGACTAGCTGCGCAGCCACGGCGACTCGGCCCGGCATGCTGTCGCGCTTCTCACCGGCCGCCGCGCTAAGGCCCATGGCCGGATCTGTAAACATCAGGGCTTGACCGTCGCGGTCAGTACCTGCCCGGCTGTAATCGCTCGGCACCTCGTGGTAACGAACGTCCAGCGGCGGCAGGTCATATCCATCGTCGCTATAGCCAAGGTCGCTCGGCTTTTGAACGAACACGGCCCACGATGACACCCAAAGCCAGAACTCTTGTTCCTTGTGCGGGTACAGCGTCAGGTTTCCGGCTTTCTCGCTATCGCGCTGGAAAAACCGCGTCAAGGCCTGGCCGGTATCCATGACGCCGAGAAATCCGGCGTAGTGGATCAACTCTTTTAACCGATTCGGGCTCGGAGTCGCTGTGTTGACCAGCTTAAACCGCACACCCTCAAACAGTGGCAAAAACTCTTGATAAGTTTTGGAGCCAAACGACCGGAGCACGCTGGCTTCGTCTAGGCTGACCGCGGTGAACAGCGCCGGGTCTAGCTTACCGTCGCGGATCGTCTCGTAATTCGTGACGTAAAACCCACCGAAATCGCCCATCTCTGAAGCGCTGCGGATGAACTTCAAATCCATGCCCAGCATGGCAGCATCTCTAATCAATTCTTGACGCACACCAAGCGGGCACACGATCAACCCGTTGCCGCCGACTTGAATGATGATCTGGCGCAGCCACTCGCACTGCATGACAGACTTGCCAAGGCCGAAGCTAGCGAAGATCGCACGGTTGCCCCCGAGCACGGCCCATCGCACAATGTCGCGCTGGTGCGGGTACAGACACGGATGCGCTGCTTCGGGCTTGATGTCAAAGCCTTTGAAGCTCGCCATCTTGATTTTGTCGCGCAGAAACGCGGCGTAGTCGCTCACTTCGTCTCCTTCGGCTTCATGCAGTTCCCGCACTTGTACGGCGTGCGGCCTCGAAAAACGCCCGTCCGGTGCCGGTGGCCGCAAAGCCACAGCCGGCGGGTGTCCATCCCCACGCCGCGCCACTGCAGCGTGCTCGGATCGCGCTCAATCGGGTGCAGCATGGGGATACCACTTCGAGAATCGGCCCAGGTACTCGCACCGGACCAGGTTGTTTAGCTTCGCCGCCTGCAGGTGGATTCCGGCAGTACGGCCGGCGCATTCAAACCGCGCGGCCACTGCCTGCCGGCTGCAGCCTGGGTTATCGCGCACGAAGTCGGCCACCTCTTGCACGCGCTTGGTAAGCGGCGGGATCTTCGCTCGACGGGTGAACGGGCTGGATACCGTCCGGACAATCGCGGCCATCGCGTTCATTCGGCCCTCGCATCTTCGACAAGCTGGCGCAGGATCAGCGCTGCCTCTCGTCGAATATCTCGGTTGTCTTCCGGCTCCTCTAGGCGTGAAGCAATCCACTCCACGAAGTGCAGCCGGTGCTGTGCTCTCTGCCGCAAAGCGGCCAGGGTGTCGTCGTCCATGCAGCGATGATGCCCCGTCGTCAAGCGGCGCGGTATAGGGACAAACCCGGGGTGGCCTAGGTAGGGTTTCCACCGATGCCAAAGTGCTAGGCGGCCGGTAGAGTCTCTACATCGGCCCATAGATACACCGCATCTGCGGCGGGCCTGGAGACAGAGATGGGACATATCCACGAAGTCGCGGAAGCCGAGCGCCAGCGCGCCATCTACGAAGCCGAGCGCGGCACCGGATACGTGACGGCATCGCCCGTCGTCGTCGGCTACGTCAAGCCGGCCCCGGAAACTGACATCGAGGCCCGCGCCCGCCTGGCGCAAGAGGTCGGCCGGTTGGACGCGGAACTTCGACAGGCCCGCGCTGCCGCAACGAATGCGGCGCACGGCGATGCTGTCACGGCGCGCAAGCTGGGCGGTGATCCGATCACGCTGTCCGTGCGCGGTACGGACGTCACGTTGTTGATTGTCTCTGATGGCGACGAAGAAGATGACTGGTACATCGGCGGTCTTTGGACGGGCCTTGATTGGCTCGAATCCGACCTGCTCGACGAGCAATGGATCGACGATGCCATCAAAGCTGTACGCGCCGTTTGGCGTGACGATGAGATTGATTCCATCCCTGCACGGTACATGGTGGATTGACATGAAGCCTACCCCCTTGCGCCGCTTGAACCCGTCCCGCCGCCTGATGCGCGACTACGGCCGGGCGTGGACTGCCACGAACGTTTGCCGCCTGATCGAGCGCGCAGTCTGCATCGCCTGCGTGTGCGCTATCGGCGTGATGCTTGCCAGGGCCTGTGTGCCCGTTTAGGAGTTGACCATGTGGCCTGCTGACGATATCGGCGCTGGTTCGCGCAAGTATCACGACACCATCCCCATCATCCGCTGCAGCGGCGGTAGCTGCTGCCAGGGTCGTCGGCCCTGTCAGACGCCCGAGGCGTGCCAGGTGCCCGAGATCGAGGGGCGCGGCGTGGTGGCCGGGGCGATCTACGGGCTAGTCGCGTGGCTGGCCGTCGCGCTCTGCTTTGCGGTTGTCACGCTGGGGTCGCTGTGAACGCGCCGCCGGGCTGGAAACTGGTGCCCATTGAGCCGACTATAGCGATGGTCGTCGCGGGAGGGCATGCGCTGCTAGCCGCGAGCTTTGGCGACCTAGACGGGGCCGAGTCCGAAACGCACGCAGCGTACAAGGCGATGCTTGCCGCAGCGCCGCACGATGCTAGGGTTTCCCCCGATGCGCAGTAGCACTACAGCCGGCAACATAGCTGCATGAACACGCCGCCAAACAGCTATACCCCCGCCGTGAGGGCAGCCCTTGCGCCGCTCCCGATGCCCAGCATGCTGCGATTTCAGCGGCTGTGCCGGATCGGACTGCGCAAGCTCACCAACGAAATCGGCCAGCGGTACGCCGCCGAGCAGGCTGCAGGGCAGGGCTTCAACTGATGGAGACGACAATGCAACTCCCGAATCTTGCAGGCGTTGCCACTGCTGATCTGGTCGAAAAGATCGGCGGCGGCAACTTCTCGGCCAGCTACATTAACTGGTCGCGCACGATGCACCTGTTGCGCACCCACGCGCCCGGCTGGCTGCCGGAACTGGTCGAAGCCCGCGACGGCGGCATCTTGCACGCTGCGCCAGTGGGCTGCTACCTGCTGATCCGTTTCCGCCATGGCGACATCGCCACGCCGCCGGTCCCGCAGGCGGTGATGGACACGAGCAACGCCGCGATCCCGCGCGACAAGATCACGGCCCGCGACCTGACCGACACGCACCGCCGGGGCGTCTGCATGGCCGCTGCGATGACCTTTGGCCTAGCCTATGAGCTTTGGGCGAAGATGCCGCTTGAGTCAGGCTATGAGCATGAGCCTGAGCCCGAGCGGCCGACGGAGAAAGCCCACCTCGGCCTGACTCCCGCCCGCGCGAAGATCGTTCGCGCCGTGGCTGCTGCGGCGATCCAAAAGCACAACGAGGGCAACGAATGGGGCGCCTTTGAGGAAGTTTCTGGCATCACCGACAGCGACGAGAAGATGGCGCTGTGGGAAGTGCTCAAGCCCCACTCTGACCTACGCGCCTGCATCAAGCGCTTGGCCGCCGAAGCCGGGCGCAATCAACCCACTGAGGAAACCACGGAATGAAGATCGGCATTGAACACCACGGCGAACAATTCAACGTCACGCTGACCGGCAGCGGCGAGGAGCCGTTTCTCACCATTAAGGGCTGCCGCATCGTGCAGGGCCAAAACGGGCCGTTCGTTAGCTGGCCCAGCCGCAAGCTGGACAGCGGCAAATACTGGCAGCACGTCTACGCCTCGCGCGCCTTTGGCGACGCTGTGCTGTCGGCATATAACAAGAGCAAAGCCGCAGAGGCGCCCGTGCGCAAAACGCCGCCGAAGGCTGCGCCGGCTGACTTTGACGACGACATCCCTTTTTGAGCCATGAAGTCAGGCCAAGTACCAAAAGGCGACGTTCGGCTGACGCTGAACGTCCGAGAGGAACTGCACCAGAAACTCAAAATCGCCAGCGCCATGACGCGCACGACGATGGGGCAACTGGTTGAGCAGTTGATCGCTGAGAAGTTGAACGAGATGCTACGTGCTGGCATCAGACCGCTGCCATAGCCGTGCAGAGCCGCAACAAGCCCGCACCCACCGCCGCCGAGCGCCGCCGAGCGCCGCCATATCAAGCGCATCAAAGCGATGGCTTGCGTGCTGTGCGATGCGCCAGGGCCGAGCGAGTGCCATGAGATAGAGCAGGGACAGTGGTTCCTATCGGTCCCGCTGTGCCCTGACTGCCACCGGGGCAGCGTGAACGGGCTACACGGCCAGCGGCGGCTGTGGAGCGTGCGCAAGTGGTCTGAGCTTGACGCGCTGAACGAGACGCTACGGAGGGTGTTTGAACATTGATCCTGAAAAGGCTCTGGCAACGCTGCACAAATGCGGACCAGAATACGCGCAAGCCAAGGGCGCCCGCGTGCTGCTTGAGGAATCGCTAAAAATCGTGCGCGCCGAGCAAACTGCTAGGTCGGATGGCGCATCAGTCGCAGCGCGAGAGTTGTTGGCATTAGCAAGCCCTGAATACAAAGCAGCGGTCGAGTCCTACGCTCACGCCGTTGAAATTGAGGAAGGGCTACGGCGACGGCTCGCAACTGCTGAAGCTGCGATTGAGCTATGGCGCAGCCAAGAGGCTTCCAATCGGCGCATGGATCGCTCGGCTGCGTAGTGCTGGCTAGGGTTTCCACCTATGGCAATGGTGAGATGTGCGGATGATGATGCCTAACGATTGAGGAAAGCCGCCGAAGGTCTGCTGGAACGAAGTGTTAGCCCGCCCCACCCCAAGCGCGCAGATGTAACAGTGCAAATAGTGCTTGCGTGAGTGCTCACGATAGACTAGTATTCAGTCATCGCAACACGCAACCCGGAGCAAGCAACATGGACCTGATCTACACCCCGCGCACAGTGACTGTGCAAGCCACGCGCCTGTGGCGCACGGATGGCGGCGTTGGGCAAACGCTGGTTGACGATGCGGGCAACGTTGTTGGCACGATGGCCGATGTGTGGCGCGGCAAGACCGCCGCTCCGGTGGGCCGCATCTTCTGCGGCGGCGGCGGCCGCTACCCGACCTACTGGCTCAAGACGGAGGCCTGACCATGTACCGCATTGTTGAAACATACCAAGGCCACCTGCTTTATACGCAGCCCAGGGCATACGAAACGCTGCAACAAGCTGCAGAAAGCCTGCGCGCACAAGTGGCAGACGGTCAAGTACACCGCAGCCTAGCAATCAAGTGCGGCCACAACTACGTGCCGCGCAAGGAGTGGCAGCAATGAAAGTGCTGCGCGTTCGGATCGGTGAGTTCTGGTGCGAAGCGCTTGCGGAAGATGGTGAGCGCGTGCTGGTGCGCGACCCGATTCACTACTGCCTGCCGATAGACCGCAGGCCGCGCAGGCCGCCGAAGATTTGGGTTTACCTGCATCGGTGCAAAGAAGTAACTCATGGGCAAAGGAGCAAATCATGGTGAAGAAAGAAGACCTTGTCGCGCGGCTTGAAAAAGCAGATCAAGACGTGCGCCAAGCGTGGGGCACACGCGCTGGCAATTTGTACGGAGAAGCCGCCGCCAGTCTGAGGCGCTGGCAATGGTTGAAGGAAGACGCAACTTCGGCGCAGTGGGAGCGAGCCAGCCGCGCGCTTGACGTTGAAAAGGAAATTGACGCAATGATGCGTGGTTGCTAATGGCTTCAGCAAAGACCGCAGCCCAGCGGCAAGCCGAACGCAAAGCCCGCGAGCTTGCCGCCGGCCGAGTGCAGTGGAAGCGCTGGGTGCACCCCGACGATGTGCCAGCGCTGACGGAGTACGCCGACAAGCTGGCAAGGAAGAGAGCCCGTGCCGAACAGAAGGCGGGCTAACGATAGTTTGAGCCGCCAAGGAGGCGCAGATGAAACATGAAGACGCACAGGTGCCGCCCGCCGACGCGGGTCGGCTCGAAACGCCAGTTAGGCCATGCGCGTGGCTGCGTGAGCAACGCGGCGAGTACGAAGGGCCAGCCACTTTGGCGCCGCTGATGATTCTTGGGCACAGCAAGGTGCGGCCTCATGCAAGCAACCACGGGGCGACATATGAGCCGCTGTACGATCAGGCCGCGCTAGACGCCGCGCTTGCCCTTTGGCCGCGAGACTGCCGCTTGTGCGCGCACTACCGCGATGGATTGACGCATGCCGCGCACTGCGTGAGCGTTCTGCGCTGCGAGGACAGCAGCGCTTACAGGGCCACGCAGCCGGTGCAGTTTTGGGAGAAGCGGCCCGCAGAACAGGCGCCGTTTTAGGGCCTAACGTAGAAGTTAAGCCGATGACCCTAGCAACGGAGGAACGATGACCACAGAAGCAACGCCGGGGGCACTCGGCTCGAACGACCAGTTAGGCGCGTGGGTGCCGGTAGCTGACCGACTACCAGAGCCGGGCGCTGCCGTGCTGGTGGCGTGTGGCAAGTTTGTGATGCGCGCAGTGCATGTGCCGCACATGGCATTTTGCGAAGCTACGCACGGCTACTTTGAGCCAGAAGGCGCTGCGTACTACGACGAGGGCACCGACAAGGCGTATTGGCCCGCAGGCTGGTACGAGTGGAATCAGCACGAAGAAACGCATTGGGCGCTTGACGACGAGCCGACGCACTGGATGCCCCTGCCGCCCGCGCCTGAGAGCGCCTAACGATAGTTTGAACGGCGGCGCATAGGTGCTGCCGAAGCGGGACGGTGCCGTTGCGCCGTCCGTTCGAAACGCCAGTTCGGCTTCACTGGTGAACGAAGCCACAACTAGGAACACCATGAAGACCAAGATCGTGGAACACATCGCCGGCAATGCGCGCCAGGCGCTGACCGAAGTAGAGAACGAGGTGATTCGCCTACGGGACAGCAACCAAGCTGTTTTCTCCAACACGCGAGAAGGCGCCGGCCTGGACCTGGCTGTGCTGCGCGAGAAGTTGAAGGCGGCGCAGGACTTGGTTGACCTGCTGCTGTGAAGCCGAACGCTTGAGTTAAGGCCGCGTGCCGTAGGCACGTCGCGCCTTGAACGAAGTGTTAGGCCATGTAACCGGAGCGAGACGATGGACCGAAAGACAGAGGCGCAACTGCGGCAAGAACTGGCCGATGTGTGGGCGCTGCTAGAGGCGGAGCGGTCTGGGCGAGCAGCCGCCGTGGCCGCAGAGCGCGAGCGTTGCAAGGTGTTGGCACGCTGGATGATTGAAGCGACCGCGCTGCTGGCCGAGTACGAGCAAACGGACGATTCAGAAGACGGCGGCGCGACGGCGAGGGATTTGCGCTGGCGAGGCGAGCGATTGGTGCAGGCCGTGTTGGACCCAGGGCCTAACGTTCGAGGAAACCTGCCACCCTAGGCCGCAGGCCGGAGGGGGTCAGGTTGTGCGAGCAGTTAGCCCGCCCCACCCGAAGCGCGCAGATGTAACAGTGCAAATAGCGCTTGCGTGAGTGCTCACGCTGCGCTAGAGTACATACATCGCAACACACAACCCGGAGCAAGCAATGTTCAAGATCATCATCACCCAGCGCGGCGGCGATTTCGCCAAGATCGCGGAGTTTTCAGCCAAGAGCCGCGAGGCTTGTTTTTCGTGGGCCGAGCGCAACTACGGTGGCGACAAGTTTAACTGGTCGGTGAACTGGCTTGAAACCGGGACTCCCGGGGGGCGCGTTTGAAGGCGCGAGCTGACGGGTGGCTGCTTGCTGCAGCCGCCATTTACCTTGCAAACATGATTGGGTGGTTGGTGTACTTCTGCGCAAAAGGATTGGCATGAACACAAGTTGGCGCATTGTGATGGTTCAAGAAACAGGCGAGCGCACGCAATACGGGCGCGGCTGTTTTCAGACAAGCGAGGCGGCTTGCGATTGGATAAACCAGGAGCGGCTTGAAAGCCAGCACCCAGAATGCCGGTTCTTTGTAGAGCCTGACATTTTGGCGCCTTGGGCTTCCAACACGTTCTGGCAATGAGCGCCGCTAAAACGGCAGCCCAGCGCCAAGCCGACCGCAAAGCCCGCGAGCTTGCCGCAGGCCGTGTGCAGTGGAAGCGCTGGGTACACCCTGACGACGTGCCAGCACTGACGGAGTACGCCGACAAGCTGGCTAGGAAGAGAGCCCGTGCCGAACAGAAGGCGGGCTAACGTTCGAGGCAAGCCGCCGAAGGTCGGCTTGGGCGAGTAGTTAGGCGTCTCTATCCGAAGCGAAAGGAAGCAACGATGAAACTTGTAATCGATCACTCTGAAACGAAGCGCACCATTGATGGCGCGTTCGGCATTTGCGGAAGCCGCCGCGACTTGTTGGCACTTGTCGCGCAACTTCAGGCGCGGCTGGACGACGAGTCGTGGAGCTACGGCTGGGTTACGGTACACCCGACGCTCCAGCAGAAGGCAAACACACCGCCCAAGGACTGGGACGCCTAACGTGGGAGCTAAGCTGACCGCGCGCCAGCGCGGGTCAGCTTGAGCGAGTGGTTCGGCTGCGGCCGGAGCGCGTGAATTCAACAACGGGCGGAGTGCCCAGGAAAGTCAAGAAATGGACTACAACGATTTGGAGCGCAAGGTTCTGCTCTTCTTCAGCGACACCTCGCGTTCGCCCGGCGAGACGAAGCGCGACCTGCTGGCGCTGGCCGAGAAGTGCCAAGACCTTGCGGAAACCATAGACGCGGAGGAGGCTGACGACTGAAGCCGAACGTGGGAGCTAAGCTGACCGCGCGCCAGCGCGGGTCGGCTTGAGCGACAGGTTAGGCAGCAGTGGTGACGAAGCGAAAGGAACTATGAGCACCTACACCGTACAGATACAGCACGACGACGACGGCGAACTAGACGTGAGCATCACGGACGCAGGCAGCAGCGAGCAGGACCGCGCCGCGATTGAGTGGGCGCTGCGCGAAGCCGCGCGCATGGTGGAAGAAGGCTTGCCGATTGAACGGGGCATGTTTTCGTGAAGCGACAGATGCTGTTAAGCGTGCGCGACAAGAGCGGCGCTGAGTGGGGCTTTGAGGTGCGCGCGGACCCGGCGCACTTGCCCGAGTGGCGCGCTGCTGGGCTTGAGGTGTACGAGCTTGCGGCCAGCGTGCCGGCCTGGGCTGCTTCGCTGGGCCTTGGGCGGCTTTGGGCCGCAATTCAAGGCGCATGGCAGTGGCTGCGGGTTTTCTGATGCCTAACGTTCGAGCAAAGCTGCCAAGGAGGCGCTGATGAGTAGCCGAGACGAGACGATGCCACCCGCCGACGCGGGTCAGCTTGAGCGAGGGGTTGGGCGGCTGGAGCCGGAGCGCGATGACATTGGCATGCTGAAGGCCGCAGCCGACGCGCTGGGCCTGCAATACGAGTGGCACCACGGCTGCGGCGATGCGTTGCACCTGACAGCATCCGACGCGACAGCGATTTACTGGAACCCGCTGCGCAGCGATGCCGACGCGCTTGCGCTGGCGGTCCGCATGGAGATGGACGTATTTGTGCGCGCCGGCCGATGGAGCGAGGCTGTGCGCCCGATGGGGCCGGCATGCAAGGAGCCGCATGCAGGCGACCCGCTGGCTGCGACACGGCGGGCCATCGTGCGCGCCGCTGTAGAGGTTGCCACGCATGCGCTGCCGGAAGACGACTGGCGCGCAAAGCCTAACCAGCCATTGCCGAACCGCCGCAAGACGCCCAACGCCAGGTTAAGCGGGAGACAACGGCCGTGACGCTGCCGACGAAGCGCACAGGTGCGGATAGCCGTTGGCTCTCCGCTTGAACCGACAGTTAGGCGTCACTGGCGCCGGAAAGGAAATGATGAGCGAAGCCACTACTACCTGGGAGAAGTTGCCGGCCATTGAAGGCAAGCACGGCGGCTGTTTGAACTGCGGCCCGCGCCCCAGCTACTTCCCGGCTGACGGGATCATTGCGGTGGGCTTTGGCTATGCCGCGCTGCACCGCGACGGCGAGCCGGTTTACACCGAGCCGAACGAAGCCGAGAACGACGACGCCTACATGACGGGCGCGCAGGCCGAGGCGATGGCCGCCGCAGACCCTGACCACGACTGGCGCATCGTTCTGGAGGCGCCGCTGTCGTCGCGCACGTACCAGCGGCACGGCTCCGACCAGTGGGCGCTGGTGGAGCAGGGCATGGGCTTTGCGTGACGCCTAACGGGCCGGGTGAGCCGCCCGCCAGCGGCGGGTCGGCTCGACCCGGGTGTTAGGGCGCTGGTGCCGTAGCGTGACCATGTTTGCGTGTTACAAAATAGTTGTTGACGCTGGCGGTTAACGTGCTACAGTAACCCCATCGCAACACGCAACCCGGAGCAGACGACATGACCACCACCTACCGCGCCGCTTACGAAGGCAAGACCTACACCCGCAAGACCGACCGCACCTATACGCATGCTGTCGGCTGCACGCTGGGCGCTGCTCGCGGCGACCGCGAAGGCGAGGAAGGCATCGTGGCTTGGTGTGGCACCGCCGCGCTGGCTGCCAAGGCCGCCAAGAAGTACGCCGCCGCGCAGTGGGGCTTCAGCAAGGTGCAGATCGTGGAGGTGCAGCAATGAGGTTCTGGCTAATCGAAGACAAGGTCGGCTCAGTTGTCGGCTGCGAACTGACCCGGCGTGAAGCTCACGAAACCGCTGCAGCGTTCGGTGTCGCTATCGAGGAGTTCATTGTCTCGCCGCTAGACGTGGATGTGACCGCCGACAACGTGCGGCGGTTGCTTGGCGGGCTGGGCGGGTACGCAAAGCCATGACCGCCGACAAGAGCAAAGGCGGACGCCCGCCCGCCCCGCCCGGCCTGCGCCGGGTAAACGTGCCGCTGCGCCTTCCCGAGTGGCTGGTGGAGTGGATGGCAGAGCAGGCCGAGACGCCTGCGGAGTTGATCGAAGCCGCACTGCTGAAGGCGCACAAGCTGCGCCCGCCGCGTGCGCCCTAACTGAGCTATCGCCAAACCTCGCAAGCTCTGCATGTACCGCAAACCATCCCCAAAGCGCCAGGCCGCCCACGTACGCAAGCTCGAATCCTTGCGCCGTGGACGCGACCGAGCGAACGCGAACAAGCCCGCGCGGCTGTACCCGCCGACGCTGCCTGACTTGCGCCGCGTGGTGACGGTGACGGACTTCGACGGCCCGGAGCCGGTGACGCACACGCTTGAGATGCGGCGGACGAAGCGCGTGGACGTGTACGAAGTGCTGGCCGATGGCAAGCCGTGGAAGGTCTGCGGCTGGACGACGGCGCTTGAGGGGTTGCGCAAGAGCTATCAGCGTGTTCTGTCGCCGCGTAGCGACTTTTGGGAGTGACGATGATCGACCTGATAAAGCGGCTGCGCTGCCCAAACGCCAGCGCTGCCGACTTGTGCGACCTGGCCGACGACGCCGCAGACGCCATTGAGCGCCTGACAGCCGAGCGCGATTCAGCCCGGCGTGACGGCATGAGCGCAGCGGCAAGCATCCTCGAAGCCGAGCACGAGAAGCGCTCGCACATCGACAACCATGCGGCGGTTTACGCGCGCATGATCCGCGAGGCCATCGGGAGATGAGCGGCAGCTGTCAAGGATTCCTTGACAGATCACCTTGCTGCAGCCCCGCCGCATACGCCTGCAGCGCCCTTAGCTGCTCGGCGGTGCGATCAGCACTTGCTGCCACCGTTGCAAGAGCCGCCGCACACTCTCCGACCACTCCGACGAGTCGGGCGGCTGCATCAGCTCGGGCGGCGCTGGCGGCACCTTCGGCGGCGTTGGGGACACTGGCAAGGGTGTCGCGCAAGCGGTCAAGCTCAGAGCGAGCGCCGTCAGCGTCAGCACGGACGCGGGCCTTTTGGGTTGCATAGGTCTGCGCTGCCTTTCGTGTGTTCGCGGCCCATTCCTGCTCGACGGCTCGGGCGCGTTGCTCTGCTGCAGCCAGGGCCACGGCTGCGGCTTCCCGGTGCTCGCTCAGTGCGTCCTGCGCGGCGTCAAGGCGCCATGTCTGCACGCCGACCGCGACGGCTGACGCCAGCAGCGCGGCGCATAGGGCGCGAGTAATCACGCCTCCCCCGTCGTCACGGCTGCCGCTCCGGGTGCAGCGCGGGCTGGTCAACGACCCGGCCAAGGATCGCCAGCGCCGCCAGCACGCCGGGCACGGCGTCGGGCGCGATGCCAGCCAGGCCGGCCAGGGCCGCTTGTTGCGCCTCGGGCAGGGCCACCCAGGCCAGGATGACGGCGCTGGCCTGCACCGAGAACATGCGCCACGCGCGGCGCCAGCTAGGGATGAGCTTCACTTCGGCGTCCTCTCAATCCAGCGGAACACTTCTAGCACGATGCCAAACGCCGCCGCGCCACCAGCTACAGCCGCGCACGCGACCATGAACTTGCGAATCAGCGTGCCCGGCTTGGACTGGTGAACCTCGTCGCGGATGGCCTTAATCTCCGCAGCGACTTCAGCCTTGGTAGCCAGCTGCGCCATGGTGGCTTCGATGCGGGTGATGTCGCTTTTTGTCGCCATACCTTGCATCACATGCGCTATGTCTGTCAGTCGTGACTGCACGTTACCTAGGTGGATGTCCAGTTCCCCGATGGTCTGTGCTGGCCGTCTTTCGCTCATTTTCTCACCCGTGCTTGTCTTTGGTAGCTATCAACTTTGATAGGTGAGCCGGTACGCGACAAATGCCGCGAACAGGAGCCCCACGAATCCAACATCCACACCGGCCCACGCGCTGCACATGGGCTGTCCGGGCTCAATCGGCCACGGCTTGACCATGTACGCCGCCGAGCATAGAGCAGTCTGCCCGTACTCCCATGCCCCATAGGCGCACGCCAGCCAGACGGCCTTGCGGCGCCACGCTGCGGCGATCAACGCCAGGAACACGAGCGAGGCCAGCGCGCCTAGCATCTTGCTTGCCACGCCAGCTAGCTCAGGCGGGACGAAGCCCCAGCCGTAGTGCCTAGCCAGCACAGCTGCGACGACGACGCAGGCGACAGCCTTCACAGCGGCTCGATAGGCCCACCGCCGCCGCGCAGTGGCTCTTTAGGGCCACCACCGCCGCGGAGAGGTTCCTTCGGGCCGCCCCCGCCGCGCAGGGGCTCGATTGGGTTGCCACCACCACGCAAGCGGCGGGCGATGCGTTCAAGCCACGATGCAAGGGTTTCTCGGATGCGCTGCATGGGTTCTCCTAGTGGTCAAAGTGTATCCGGACAAGCTCACATAACGGCCAAAACACCCCACGCAACCCACCCAGGCGCCGCCGTGACAACGGCATCCCACACATCAGGCTGCCCTTCCTTGCGCACCATCTGCTGCACTTCGTAGCCGACCCCGACGACAGTGGTGGTGTAGGCAAGGCAGGCGCCCAGGCCGAGTGCGCCGTAGATCACCAGGGCCACCATCGCGCAGACGATGGCGATGAGGCCGAGGGCTAGGTGGAGGAGTTTGTCGCGGGGCATGGTGGTTTAGGCAAGCACGTTGCAACTAATTACAGAAACGGCGAAGACAACACTACCGCTTTGACTTGGAGCGATCCAGAAGCCAAAGCAAGGCTCAAAGAAACACCCGAAAACGTATAGGTTCTAGCTGGCGGGGTGCCATAAGCCGTATTGCTGCTAATTACCCTGATGACCCCTCCAAAGGCAACGGCCACATCATCAACAAAACCACTTGACCCGTTGTCTCCAAATACCGTCAATCTTGCGTATGTATAGCTACTGCCGGTAATGGTCGGATCGCCACTAAAGTTAAATATCTCCGTTGCCGACGTTCCTACCGTGACACGCAAGCCACCTTGCACAGTTCCAACGCCCGCATTACTGCCTACGCTGTAGCGGTCACGAAAAACTGAGTTTGTAGCGCTGCCAGTGATGAAGCCCCCAGATAGAGAACTCCACGAATTACCTTCGGTAGTCAGGTAACTGATCCCTTGGGCGCCAGGAGTTGAGCAATTTAGAAACGCCCCGGAGCCCCCTTCAGCATCACATCCTTCAATCCAAATGTGTCGGCAGTTGGCGAATGTAAAAGCAGCCCCTACAGGATTCTGCATGGTGCAGCCAATGAAGTTCAGACCCCATGCTTCTGACACATAAAACTGCACGCAGCTTACATTGATGAAGTGAGTTGTTGTCCAAACATACTGCGCGGGGCCGAAGTCAAGACCATCAACCCTAATGCGCGAACCGTAGATGTTTTGAAACTTGCACAAACTCCCGGACTCATCCAGGTATACATGCGTGTTGTCAACAGGGCCGCCAAAAAACGCCAGATTCTTGAAATCGCAATTGGTGGCATTCCTGACGTACAGCCCGCACGTTGTAATGCCCGGGGTTGTCATGGCAGTCAGGTCAAATTGCAAGCCCTCAACACGAATAGCCCCAATGTTGATGGTCGGCCCTGATGTTTGAATGGCAAGAATCTTTGTGCATGCCGCCGTTCCGCGAAGCACAGCATGATCGCCGATTAGCTTAATGCCATTAACATAGCCGTTATTTGTGCTGGCATTGTTGCTAATTGCCAACCCGCTGACACGATACACGCCACGCGGAAAATAAATCGTTCCTCCGCATGTTCCCGCTGTCGGAGTTCCGGCCGGAATTGAAAACAGGTTGATCGCCGCCTGAATCGCTGCCGTGTCATCCGCAACACCATCACCCATCGCCCCGAAATCGCGCACACTCACCACATCCCGCAGCTTCCCCTGCACCGTGCGAGTCACCGCACCAGCGCCAGCTTGCACAAAGAGCACGTCTTCAGAGCCGATATCCCCCAGCCGCTCCGTCGAATCTGGCGCCGAGTAAACCACCGATCCCTTGGCATCCTGCACCATGAGCGAGTAATCGCTGCCCACGTACAGCCGTCCAGGCGTGCCGCTATTGCTCGGGTAGCCGTTGATCGTGCGCACCGGCTGCGCTGCTGGCTGCGTCAGGGCAGCGTCCCAAAACACCGCGATGGGGTTGGTTTGCGGTGGCTGGTTTGCAGCGCCGATCCAGATGTAGCCGTTTTCCAGCGGCTGGCCGGCGCGGTCAGTGAAGATGGGGTACGCGGGGGAGACTGAGAGGGCGGTCATGGTTGGCCTGCTGCGGTTTTGGCTTTCTCTTCGATAGCCTCGGATTGCGTTTGGATGGTAGCGAATAGCCGCTTGGCGATCTGCTCTTCTTCAACGCTGCCGGGGGCGCTTTTGCCTAGCTTCAGCATCAGATTGCGCACGGGCGCAGATTCGTAGACCCGCGCCAAACTTCCGATCCCGCCGGCCGCTGCAATGGTGCCGACGAGTGAACCGAAGAAACTTTGCAACAGACCACCAGCCACAAAAGGCATCGTTTCCTGACCCGTGGCGGTTGTTACGCTAGCCTGAGAAGCCCTGCGCGTGAGGGTCAAAGCGCGCGACAGTCCTTCGACTTGATCACGTTCCGCGCCCTTGAAGAAGACTCCGATTTGTGGCTGCAGCCGCTTGATTTCAGCGTTGAATCGCTCCGGGCTGAACATCTTGGTTCCGTCCTCGACCTCGTATTCCGCCTTTTGAGCAGCGCGGGCAAGGATAGCCGTGCGAGCGTTGGCCTGACCGGCGGGCGTGAGGCTTGAGTAAAGCTGGCGCACCTCGCTAGGCTTTGCAGAGAAGAGCAGCTTGTTCACATCCTCCGGGGTGGCGTTGCCGCTGCGCAGAACTGACTTCAGCGTGCCGAACTCAAGCTCACCGGCAAGCTCAGACAGGCGCTTGTTTGCAACCGCCCACTTCGTCGCGTCGCGGGTTTCGCCGTTCGCCTTGATGAAGGCTTCCATATCCTGCTTCAGCGGGCCATAAATGGACGATAGCGACTTCTCGCCAGCACTGCGGATGGACGAAAGCTCGGGGGCACTAAAAGACTCTCCTACCTGTTTGCGCAAGGTTTCGACGTTGCGCAGGTTTTGCCCTTGAAGGCTGTTTTTCCAATCTTCCAGCGTACGGATGATGGGCGCGTACTGCTCAGACTTGAGCCCTTGAAGCCTGGAAATCTCGTTGTCAATCGCCTGCGTGGCGTTTGTTACGGGAACAGTGCCAGCATTACCAAGACGGTCGATGACCTCGTTTTTCAGCCCCGCGTACTTGGTCAGGTCGGCCGACCGTTTGCTGGCTAGGTCGCGCATCACGTCGTCGCTGACGTTCGCCGCGTCATCGGCCCCGAACTGCCTGAGAAGGTCTTTCACGGCATCGACGCGGGCCTGCTGCTGCGCAACTCGTACCGGGCCAGTACCTAGCACCGGGATACGTTCTCCCGTGCGCTGGCCGACTTGGCCGACAAACGTAGACGGCGGGAAGGCATCCGACGTCATCACCGGGATTCCGCGCTGCTCGGCTGCGGTAACGCCCTGTTGAAGGCCGGCGTTTGGAATGCGCGCAGCAGACGGAACCATCCTCGCGCCTAGCACTCCGCCAACGAGACTCGCGCCAATCTGCCCCCCAGGCGTTCCGCCGGCTTCCTGCGCCGCTTGCCCGGCAGCGCCCGCACCGGCACCGCCCGCCACTTGTGCCAAAGGCTGCGCGGCCAGCGAGCGGCCGACCTCGCGCGTTACGGGCGACGTAGCAGCGGCCTGCACGGCGCGGCCAGCCGATGCGATGCCACCAGCGCCAGCGGCACCGGCAGCGGTTGATTGAACGATGCGCTCTGCCTGCGTCTTTGCTTCAGGCACACCCATACGGGTGAGCATGTTTTGCATGGCTTCGGTCGGCCGCGTGAACTTCGTTCCGAACAGGTTGTTCACCGTGTCCACGATGGGATCGCCCACCAGCGGCGCCAAAGCAGCAGCGCCAGCCCCTGCGATAGCGCCAGGGATAGCCCCTACACCAGCGACAGGAGCGCCCAGCGCAGCCCCGATAGCAGCGCCGCCAGCGATAGGGCCAGCACCGCGCACGGCAGCGCCAGCTAGACCAGCGGCCGACGTTCCGCGCGGCTGTGCTTCTTGCGCCTTTGCAAGCTCATACGCCTGCACGACCGTATCAAAGTCGGGCGTGCCGCGCTTGTCGGCGTTTTGAACGATCCACGCGGCGTATTCGTCGGCCGTCGCCATGCTATCTGCCTCCGCGGATGATTTGATCGGCGCGGGATCGAACATCGCCGGCCGGGGCTTGAGTGGCTGGCGGTGCCATCTCTGGCATTGGTGAAACGCTTTCCAAGAACATTTGCGCCGTTTCCGACTTGGTGGCCGCCGACCTTAGAAGCCTAGTGTTTTGAGCGTACTGCGCGCGGGCTGACCGCTCAAACACATTGAACAGGGTTTCTAGTTCGCCCTTGGTAAATGTAATGTCACCGGCCTTAGCTTTGATCAGCAGCTTCTGTTCATTTTCAGTAATGGCACCCTGCCCAGACAAAAGCGACCGGGCGTTAAGCGCCATCTCTGCATTGCCTTGGATTAGTTCCGTGGTGGCGTTGACTGCTTTGTCACCAGTGAACCCAAGCGCAGACGCTACCCGCGCAACCACCAGCCTTTGCTCGGCACCAGGGCCGACGATGGCGGATTGCAGCGCCTGCCGGTATCGAGGAATGTCGTTTAGTTGTCCGACAGCCGCGTTGGCTTTCTCGTACAGCACAGGCGCCAGCTTTCCAAGCTCTGCGGATGCGCCCTTTTCGATGTTGGACACCTCAATCTTAGTAACAGGTTGCCGCAGAATCTGCGTATTCCTGAACGTCTGTTGTTGGCTCGGCGTCAGTTTCTCAAACTCGATGGCCTCAAGAATCGACGACGGCATGCCCTTGCGCCGTTCAGCTTGTTCGACCAGCGGCTGAAGCACTGCGGCACGTCTTTCCTCTAGGGCTTTGTTGACGCCCTCTAGCACTTCTTTCCCGCCCTGCAAACGAGCAATCATCGGCGCCAGCGTAACGCGCGCCATCTTCGGGTCTTGTTCGATCAGGTTGGCCTGAAGCTCAAAGCCTTTGGCGTCGGCTTCGTTGCCCTTGTTGCGCTCGGCCGTTGCGCGCTCGCGCAGCAGGTTTACAGCGACCTCGGGCTTTGTTTCGGCAGCCGACAGGACTTGCCCGTTAAAGGCCAGAAGGTTGCCCTGCTCTTCTTTGCTCCGAGTGTTAAACCAGTTGAGCATGGCCTCCGAGCGGTCCTTCGGCAGAAACATCGCCAGGTTCTCATAGT